ATGCAAACCGTTATTTTTGGTCGTTCGGGTTGCCCTTACTGTGTGCGTGCAAAAGATCTGGCTGAGAAATTGAGCAATGAACGCGATGATTTTCAGTATCAGTATGTAGATATTCGTGCGGAAGGGATCACTAAAGAAGATCTACAACAAAAGGCAGGTAAACCCGTAGAAACCGTGCCGCAGATTTTTGTCGATCAGCAACATATCGGCGGCTATACCGATTTTGCTGCATGGGTGAAAGAAAATCTGGACGCCTGATCGTCTGACAAGCCCTCGCGTTGAGGGCTTTACTGATTTTTTCTGTGCTGTGGTTTAAACAAACTACTGATAAATAAGAAACACAGTGCCCCCAGCGCACACCAGAACACCGCGCTTAGTAACCATGCCAGCTCTTGCCAGAATGAGCGCGTCGGTGAAAAAAACAGCCGCATAATGAGCATCGAACAGGGTGCCGCCAGCATTGCGCCAAACAGAGGTTTCAGGACTTCTCTACGCTGTGAAAAGAAGCTGGCGACTGCTCCAGGAAGAATGAAAAATAGCAAGCCGATTTCAGGATGCCCGGCAGCCCGAAAAGCGCCTTTCATGTGCGTCGCCAGAAAAAGGCACACCACAATGAAGAGGACAAAACAGCAGATTGCCCCCGCCCAACGTTGTTTATGTTTCACTCGTTCCTCCTGACACTGCGTCTATCGAACACATTTTTCGCCAGTGTGGCGTTCAGTAAGATAAAGCCGCTTCGCATTCCATGCTAATATAGGCCAACGCAATTCATATAGCCGTTGATACCTAATGTGATTACACTAGTAAAATATATTGTTACTTTACTATCGTTTAGGTGCGCTGAATGAATCTGCGCCCTGAATTCTGGTAAAAAACATTATCGTAAATTACCATTTCTTTCAACAGCTTACTAGTAAACAAGAAGTTAGCCTCCGTGAATATAAACGTCGCCGAATTGTTAAATGGGAATTACATTCTGTTATTATTTGTGGTCCTCGCGCTTGGGCTATGTCTCGGAAAGTTACGACTTGGTTCGATCCAACTGGGTAATTCCATTGGCGTTTTAGTCGTATCGCTGTTATTAGGCCAACAACATTTCAGCATTAACACCGATGCGCTTAATCTTGGCTTTATGCTGTTTATTTTCTGCGTCGGGGTCGAAGCCGGACCGAACTTTTTTTCCATTTTTTTTCGCGATGGGAAAAATTACCTAATGTTAGCACTGGTGATGGTTGGCAGTGCGCTGGTGATCGCCTTAGGGTTAGGTAAGCTGTTTGGCTGGGATATTGGCCTGACGGCCGGTATGTTAGCAGGCTCTATGACGTCGACACCGGTTCTGGTCGGTGCTGGCGATACACTGCGTCATTCCGGCATGGAAAGCAGGCAGCTCTCACTGGCACTGGATAATCTGAGCCTCGGGTATGCCTTAACCTATTTAATCGGTCTGGTGAGTTTGATTGTTGGTGCGCGTTACTTGCCGAAATTGCAGCATCAGGACTTACAGACCAGCGCCCAGCAAATCGCCCGCGAACGTGGCCTGGACACTGATGCCAACCGTAAGGTTTATTTACCGGTGATCCGCGCCTATCGCGTCGGCCCGGAACTGGTGGCCTGGACCGACGGCAAAAATCTGCGTGAACTGGGTATTTATCGACAAACCGGCTGCTACATTGAACGTATTCGACGTAACGGGATTCTGGCAAATCCAGACGGTGATGCCGTGCTACAAATGGGCGATGAAATAGCGTTGGTAGGCTATCCCGACGCCCATGCCCGACTCGATCCCAGCTTCCGTAACGGTAAAGAAGTTTTCGATCGTGACCTTCTCGACATGCGTATCGTCACTGAAGAAGTGGTCGTTAAAAACCATAACGCTGTAGGTAAACGTCTCGCACAACTGAAGTTGACCGATCACGGTTGCTTCCTTAACCGCGTCATTCGTAGCCAGATTGAGATGCCGATAGATGACAACGTCGTGCTTAACAAAGGTGACGTTTTACAAGTCAGCGGCGATGCCCGCCGCGTAAAAACCATCGCCGATCGCATCGGCTTTATCTCGATTCACAGCCAGGTCACTGACCTGCTGGCATTCTGCGCCTTCTTTGTTATTGGGCTGATGATCGGGATGATCACCTTCCAGTTCAGCACATTCAGTTTCGGCATGGGGAACGCTGCCGGGTTGTTATTCGCCGGAATTATGCTGGGCTTTATGCGTGCTAACCACCCGACCTTCGGTTACATTCCGCAGGGTGCATTAAGCATGGTGAAAGAGTTCGGCTTGATGGTGTTTATGGCAGGCGTTGGTCTGAGCGCCGGTAGCGGTATTAATAACGGCCTGGGCGCGATTGGCGGTCAGATGTTGATTGCCGGATTGATTGTCAGTCTGGTGCCCGTGGTTATCTGTTTCTTGTTCGGTGCTTATGTATTGCGAATGAACCGCGCGCTGTTGTTCGGCGCAATGATGGGCGCACGTACCTGCGCGCCGGCAATGGAGATCATCAGTGATACAGCTCGCAGTAACATCCCGGCGCTGGGCTATGCGGGCACCTATGCAATCGCCAACGTCCTGCTGACGCTGGCAGGGACAATCATCGTCATGGTATGGCCAGGATTAGGATAAAACTGAAGTTGCCCTGAAAATGAAATTTTTTTGCACAACCGCAGAACTTTTCCGCAGGGCATCAGTCTTAATTAGTGCCACTGCTTTTCTTTGATGTCCCCATTTTGTGGAGCCCATCAACCCCGCCATTTCGGTTCAAGGTTGATGGGTTTTTTGTTGCCTGAAATTTAAGCTGTTTAAAATCATGATGTTAGAAACACTGTTTTTTTACGATGGCGACAAAATGGCGGCAGCGTCAAAGAGAGAGCGCCACCTGTCCTGATTTCATTGGATGCGGCTGAACCGGATTTGACTCTTTTGGCGTTGCAATCGAACGAACAAAAGTTTCATGGGTAACAAAAGTATGGCTGCAGTTAATGTTCTGGCACTGGTTGTAACGCTCTTTGGTCAATGAAGATACCTGAAAACTGCTGCGAGTATGGGCGGCACTTCCACACAGTGGGCAAATCATCATTTTTCGAGTTCTCCCCATTTTTGCTAAATTCACAATAATGATACCGCATTATTCCATTTTGCAAACTTAAAAGTTCTCCATTGCGAAGAATCATTCCATTTCGAAATCATCAATCCTCACTTCAAGCTCCAGACTGGTCGTAAAACCGTTATCCGGGCTGACGGCATGCGTCAGAGTCGTAATGGTCCATTCCGCATCATCTATCGGCTGTTTAAAGCCACTGACTTTCACTGGCATTTCCGTGTAGAGATCTGCCCGCCCTTCTGCCAGTTGTAGCGAGAATGACGCAACGCCGCGTTGCAGGCGTTCCCACTGCATTTTCGCCGCTCGTTCGGCGTTGCTCCGGTTGGCATAAGTGCGATTAAGTACCAGCACGTTTTCATCCGTACCCACCAGGTAATCGCCCTGCTTCGCTTCTGGCTCTTTCTTCTGCTTCTTAGTTCTGCGCTTACGCTTCACCGTGGTGCTTTCTTTCTTCGCAGGTTCGCGGGTATGCAACCAGCTGGCAATTACGCCCGTGTAGGCTCCGCGATCTGCCAGGGTAAATCGGTGACTGTCGCCGTCCTTGCGTGTGATAGTGATCACTGGCAGAGGTTTACCAGTGGCGCTTTTGCCCTGCCCCTGCCGGATGAATAACAGATTGCCATTTTTCACCGACGCGATGGCACCGTACTGTCGCGCCAGCCGCATCAGAAAACTGCCGTCACTCTCATTAGTCTGGTCTATATGCTCCACGGGCTTATCCGACAGGTCTTTACCCAGTGCCATCTTCAGCTTGTGCCGCGCGGCTATTTCCTTCACCACTTCCCCGACGGTGGTCTTATGCCACGATTTTTCACGGCGGGTATTCAGCGTTTCCCGAAAATCAGCACTTCGCGCCCGGATAGTCAGGCGGTCCGGTGCGCCAGTGTGTTCAATCTCGTCCACTGTGAATGCCCCTTTCGGGAAAAGCGGCTGCCCCTTCCAGCCCAGCGCCAGCGTAATGACCGCACCACGGCGCGGCAGCACGATTTTTCCGTCAGCGTCATCCAGTTCCAGATCAAGCTGGTCCGCTTCAAAGCCCCGGTTATCCGTCAGCGTCAGACTCATCAGGCGGTTATCCAGCACAGTGGTGATATCCCTGCCCTCAATACTGATGCTGAATGCGGGAGTTTTGTTGCCTTTGTTAAGCAGTTCAGAGCTGAAATTCACGACAGCAGCCCTCCCACCGTTTTACTGATATCGCTTAAGGCAGACGTTGCCGTGTCCTGCAGATTATTCAGTTGCGCACTGAGATCACCGAACATATCGGACAGGGATTCATCCACTCGTTTGAGCGACAGGGTGAACTCAATGCGGCGCGGCATACCGTCGCGGAAAAACTCCGTTTTAGTCTGATTCAGTCCCTCAATCACATACATGCCGTAAATCGTGCCGCTGCCTTCAATCAGGGGCCATGCTTTCCCCTGTTCTGCCATCTGCTCCAGTGCCAGCAACGACAGCCTGCCGCCTGTTATCTCCGGCATAAGAACACCGGAAAGCGTCAGCATGTCGTTTTCCGGTCCCAGAAACTGCGTGGACGGACGTCGGTTTACCCGACTGTTTGCCGCATGTCGCCAGCTGCGTTGATACTGCAGTTCCTGATACGGAACGGTGCGCAGCATAAACACGTACAATCCCAGCACCATCATCATGCGTCGTATCCCCCCTGATCGCTGTAGTTACTCCTGGCTTTTGCCTTCAGCCTGCGTTCACGTTCATCAAGCTGGCGTGCCACCTCCCGCGCAATATCCTGCGCACTTTGTCCTGGCTGCGTCTGAATGATGATCTGCGTCGGTGCCTCAATCCGTTGAACGAGTGGCACAGTGGCTGCGCGACTCACAATTGCTTCTCCACCTTTCGCGGGAAGTGCCAAAGGGTGCAACGGTGGAAGCTCTGCTGGCGCGGCAGCAACGCCCATCATTCCGGCAACAACGGCAGCCAGTGCAGCTGTATTTCTCCGGCTGGTCACATTTGCCGGGCCGTTAACAATTTCCGGCCCGTTTTCACCGACGATGCCAAACTGCCCGCGCGGGATATACCCGCCGCTGTCATACATCCCCGCAAAGCCATATCCCCATGATGGAAAACCACCCGATGGCATCATCACTTTACCGTCTGCATTCACCGTCGCAGGTTGCTGACGCGTCACGCTTTCCGGCAGTTTTGCCTTTGCGGCCTCTTTACTGACAATACCGAGCTTCTCCAGCAACCAGGAAACGCCGGATTTCAGGGAGTCCAGCGGATGCATGACCATATTCAGCCCTTCCGCCAGTGCCTCCCCGAATCGCCGCCCCATTGCCGCTGCACTCTGCAGTTCGGCAGAGGTCGACTTAACGGGCGTCAGCAGATCAGTAAACCAGCCCCACAGCGCCTGTACTTTGTCGCCAATCCACTGAAACACAGGCTTAAGTGGTTCGAATGCAGCACTGATGGGACCTGCCGCCGCTTTGAATCCTTCCACCACGCCACCGAGAAATGCGGTGATGGGTTGCCAGTATTTCCAGACAACCAGCGCCACGCCCGCCAGTGCAGTAACCACAAGACCTATCGGACTGAGCAGAGCACCTAACAGACCAGATATGGCATACAGGGCAACGCGCAGCATCGCCAGCGGACCAGATGCAAGCACACGAAGCACCGCGCCTGCGGCAGCCAGTCCACCGCGCAGTACCGCCAGAGGATTCATAAACATCACAGCAACAGCACGTAAAGCGGATAATCCAGACCGCAATAGTGCAACCGGCGCACCTGCTACAGTTTTCAGGACATTTCCCGTCAGTGATGCCGTACGGCGCAAAGACGACAACGGCGCAGTAAGTAAACCCGCTGCGTTACCCGATGAAGCAAGCCCGCGTCGCAGCACTGCCAGTGGAGCGCCAGCCAGCCAGGACAACGCGCTGCTAGTTCGTGTTACTGCTGCCGTAACGGAAGGTAACGTTTTGATGCCCAGCACAGAGAATCCCAGACGGATGACTGCCAGCGCCCCCAGCACTGCAGCCAGCGCCACAGCCAAGGTGCCGAGGCCTACGGTAACCGCAGCCACAATAGCGGCTACTTTCATCAGTGTGCCCGTGAGTTCCGGGTTAGCTTCCACCCAGCGACGCAACGCTCCCGTAACGCTTTTCACCGTGTACAGAATATCCATCAGCGGCTGGCGCAGCGTTTCGCCCAGGCTGCTGAAGGTATTCTGCGCTCCGGTTTTAACCAGCAACCACTGAGCAGAAAGTGAGTCCTTGTTGATGTCGGATTCTTTCTGCATGGAACCGAGCGCATCATTGCCCGCTGTCAGTTTTAGCTGGCGCTGTAGTTCCGGCAGGTTGTTTGCCAGTTTCGCCGCGTCATCGCCAAACTCTTTACCAAACAACATGGTCATGGCAGACAGACGCTTGTCCTGCGGCAGTGCGTTCACCTTCTCCAGCACACGCTGGATAGTTCCCATCGCATCCTTCGTCATCTGCTTTTCAATCACTTCAGGATTGAGCTTCAGCAGATTCATCCCTGCAAAGAAACTCTTGCTTTGCATGGTGGCAATGGACAATTCACGCACCATCGCGTTTGCTGCACTGGCTGCAACCTCCGGCGCAGCGCCCAGTGTCAGAAAGGTGGAACCCAGTGCCGCCGCTTTACGATAATCCAGACGGTCAGCCACACCGCCCAGACGTTGCATCACATCAATGATGTCCGCCCCTTTCGACATGGCGTTATCATCCAGATAGTTCAGCGCATCGCCGAGCTGTTCAATATTGCGGGTAGGTATTTTGTAGAGCTGGGCGATTTTCCCCAGACTTTCTGACAGTTCATCCGCTGGCAGCTCAAAGGCTGTTGCCGCCTTTGCTGCCGTACTGGCGAAGGCCAGCAGGTCACGTTTCTGGTCTTCCCAGCTGTCGTCAGGGTCTGCGACGTTCATGCGCGCACCACCTTCAACCAGTGCAGCGAAGTCCACCGCACCGTTTTCCATCGGCAACTGTTCGCTGGCAGCCTTGATGGCATCCTGCATTTCATAAAAACGTGCAGTACGGTTTCCATTATCGTCACGCAGACCATTGACCTGCTTTGCCACACCTTTCATGGCATCTTCCATGCTGGTATAGCTTTTTACTGCCGCCATCACTGGCGTCCCCATTGCCAGCCCTGCAGCCGTGGTAGTGGCTCCGGCTCCTGCAATACGATCGCGCACCTCCAGCGAACGGGCATAACTGGCACGCGCCGCATTCATCCTGCGCTGAGCTTCACCCAGTCGCTTCAGCCGCGCCTCCTGTTTCGACAATTCCTGGTTATAACGTGATGTTTCACGGGCTAAACGGGCAGTTGCTCCCGCATCATCTTTCGCAGAAATTCCCGCCCGGTACAGTTCAGCACGCACAAGCGCCGTCTGCTGCTGCAGCTTTTTCTGGCGTTCTTCCAGGCGCTGAACAGCCAGCCGTTGACGGCCCAGAGCAACAACCTGACGTTGCGAAGGCGGCCCCATCGCTCCCAGTTCCTGACTGAGCAAATTTGCACGCTGGCGGGCATAGTTCAGCCTGTCGCCTAATTTCTGATTTTCTGCCTGCAGCTTTCGGAAGCTGTCCAGACTGCTCCCGGCCTGATCAAGCTGCTTTATTGCATCGCGGGATTTTTTGACAGCAGCAGCCAGTTCTCTTGAACTGGCCTGCGCGGATCGAAATGGGCGGGTGAGCTTGTCAACCGCATTAAGAATGACCTGAAGGCGCAGGTTATTATCACTCATCGTTGGCCCCGCTTCTCTGAATCGCTTTATACCGCCATTCCAGCACTTCGGTCAGCGGCATAACGTCAGTAACGGATGGCGGCCAGTGAAAAATGGTGGCGATATCTGCCACCAGATCGTCAACCGTCAGGCTGTCGGTAAACCGGCAAGCACCGACTTCTTCAACAAAAAAGTGACAACCTCAACCGACATGGCAGTGAGATCTGCCGGGTCCATCTCTGCAATTTCCTGTGCGGTCAGTGCCGGACTGGAGATGCGGGGGATCACGGTCATCATCGCGTTTACATCCATATCCATAATGGCCTGCAGGCGTGTACCGCGCAGCGCACCGGACTGCGGTTTACGCAGCACAATTTCGGTGATTTCTGTTTTACCGCGCTTGATGGGGGTATCCAGTTGAATAGTCTTTTCAGTCTGCTTATCGCTCATTTTGCTGTCCTGTCAATTGGGTTCTGGCGCGGTATCCCGCGCCGTTCAGATACATCAGAGGCCGAGGGCGTTGCGGTGCGCTTCCATCAGGTCCACACCGTCCACAATTTCCACCATGTTGATAAGGTCCACTTCATAGAGCACCTCACCATTGATGGTCAGCTTCGCGTAGCTGTTGGTACTGGTCACTTTGGTAGTGTTGCTTTCGCCCGTCTTCCACTCGCCGGAATCCACTTCTTTGTGACGTCCACGCACGACAAGCTCCACGGCCTGCACTTCCCCGGTATCGTCACGCTGGATACCAGAACCTGCTGATGTGCGAGTTCGTGGACGATCTCGCGTCCGTGTTCCCGCTCAGCGAACTGCAGGCGTGCATGGTGGACAGCTGGGAAATCTGGACCGACTTCCATGCACTGGCCCTGCGCCCGTTTGGCTGGCGCGAAGTATGGATCGGTTATGACCCCGCAAAAGGTACTCAGAACGGCGACAGTGCCGGATGCGTGGTGGTGGCACCGCCAGCCGTACCGGGCGGTAAATTCCGCATTCTTGAGCGTCACCAGTGGCGCGGGATGGACTTCCGCGCTCAGGCTGACGCCATCAAAAAACTGACCGAACAGTACAACGTGACTTATATCGGTATCGACTCAACCGGCGTTGGTCACGGGGTTTACGAGAACGTGAAAGCATTCTTTCCTGCCGTCCGGGAGTTTGTCTACAACCCCAACGTTAAAAACGCCCTGGTGCTCAAGGCCTACGACATTATCAGCCACCGCCGTCTGGAGTTTGACGCCGGGCACACCGACATTGCGCAGTCATTCATGGCAATCCGTCGCGCCACCACCGCCAGCGGCAACCGCCCGACCTATGAAGCCAGCCGCAGCGAAGAAGCCAGCCACGCCGATCTGGCCTGGGCAACAATGCACGCACTGTTTAACGAACCACTGCAGGGCGAGTCCGCCAATACCAGTAATATTGTGGAGATTTTTTGATGGGAAAGAGTAAGAAGAACCGCGCTGCGTCGACGAACCAGATCCAGCATAAAAGTCAAACTACAGCCGAAGCATTCAGCTTCGGTGATCCCGTTCCTGTTCTGGACCGCCGCGAACTACTGGACTATGTGGAATGCGTACAGACAGATCGCTGGTATGAGCCGCCAGTAAGCTTTGACGGACTGGCACGCACCTTCCGCGCCGCCGTGCATCACAGTTCACCAATTGCGGTGAAATGCAACATTCTGACCAGTACCTACATCCCCCATCCGCTGCTCAGCCAGCAGGCTTTTTCACGTTTTGTGCAGGACTATCTGGTATTTGGTAACGCCTACCTGGAGAAACGCACGAACCGCTTCGGTGAAGTTATCGCCCTTGAGCCTGCTCTGGCAAAATACACCCGACGCGGGTTAGACCTGGATACCTACTGGTTTGTGCAATACGGTATGACAACCCAGCCGTATCAGTTCACGAAAGGCAGCATTTTTCATCTGATGGAACCGGACATTAACCAGGAGATCTACGGCCTGCCCGGCTATCTTTCTGCCATTCCGTCAGCCCTGCTCAACGAGTCCGCCACGCTGTTCCGCCGTAAGTATTACATCAACGGCAGCCATGCAGGCTTCATCATGTACATGACCGATGCCGCGCAGAACCAGGAGGATGTGAACAACCTCCGCAACGCAATGAAAAGCGCCAAAGGTCCAGGCAACTTCCGCAATCTGTTTATGTACTCGCCTAACGGCAAAAAGGACGGGCTTCAAATCATCCCGTTATCAGAAGTCGCGGCGAAGGATGAATTTCTGAATATCAAAAATGTCAGCCGCGACGACATGATGGCTGCGCACCGCGTGCCGCCGCAAATGATGGGGATTATGCCTAATAATGTTGGAGGGTTTGGGGATGTGGAGAAGGCCAGCCGGGTATTTGTTCGGAATGAACTGATGCCACTTCAGAAGAAGTTACAAGATCTCAACTATTGGATCAATGAAGAAGCAATAACTTTCGAACACTATAAACTATAATTTAAAAATCATTACCTATGAAAAAAGGTGGAGACAACCTCCACCTTTAACTTAAGCTTTAATATATTTAAATTTGAAAGGATTCGCGTTAGGATCTAATGGTTTTATTACGCCCTCCTCCCTTAACTTTTGCAATGCCTTTTTAACCTTTTGAAGGTCATCTTCGCCACTTAATTGTCTAACCAACTTATTTGTGAGCTGTCCCGTTGGATTTTCTTTAAAATAATTAATAATCACATCCTCAATTGAGGCTATTGTTTGATGCTTAACTATTACAACAAAATTATTGCCCCTTTCTTCAAATACCGGGGCTACCAACCCGGCCTTACGCAATTCATTTTTTGCAGTATCAAGCCCCTCACCAATATCATGGTTCACTGGATTGGGAAGTTTATGCAACAAACGCACTAAATTTGGATTACGAGAAAACCGCTCTTCATATAAATTATTAATAGTCATGTATCCAGGCAATCTGCCTGGACTTTGAACTTCAATCCGGTTGTCATAAACTTTTACGTGCACATCATCCTTTTGGCTGTAATCTCTATGAATAACAGCATTAACTAATATTTCCTTCAATGCTTCTGCAGGATAGCTAAGTTTTACTAGATTTTCGCCGTCTTTGAATGATGCTCCATCAACATATTCTTTTACTTTTGCTATTGTATTTAAAATAACCACTTCAAGTGGCCCCTCAATCGTTACAGGATCTTCCTGTAATTGTTCACGTTTGTACTCTGCTTCAGTTGTTCTAAGCCGATATACTTTTACAGCACATCGAGTATCTAAACATCCTTGAGGCTCTTCATCAAATAGTAAAACACAGCCTACATTCGGGACAAATTCACCATCTTTCTTAGTTAACAGTCGTTGTTTTTTTAAAAAAACTCTCGGTGACTGAGTCGTTCCTATTCTACGTAAATAATCAGAATAATATTCACTTTCAAGAATATCTTCTACTTCAACTATATCCACTGCTTTTTTTTCATAAGGTTCTGCGCCTTTAGAATAGGAAAGCTGAGTAATTCGCTCACCTTTTATTTTTAATTTTTGCGCGTTAGCTCTTATAAAGCAATCGCCAGAGGCCGTGTAATGAACTTTGGGGCTTTTTGGTATATCCACATGTAAAATCAATCCATTGGAAGGTGTTCTTAAATATTCCACCTCAACATTCTCAACAGCTGGATTAGTATTTTCCAATAAGGTCGAAATAATAGCATTCGCTTCCTCTGGCTCATTGAAACCAGATATACGCTCTCTCCCCGAAGCTGCATCCTCTATGCCAATATAAATATTACCGCCATCAGCATTTGCAAATGCTACAAAAGTTTCTTGTAATTTATTAGGCGCTATTTGCTTACTTTTAAAATCATTGAAATGATCTTCAGCAGTGTTTAACAACGCCTTAATTTCCTGCGCTGATATATCAATTACTTCATACATCTTCATTTTCCTTTAATATGTAGCTTGCTAAATTTACCATTTTTAATACTTTTATCAAGATGATGGTATAGATTACTCATCCGCGCGCTCGTATCCCCGCCACGCCTGCCCGCTTTATGCAGTGGTTTTCATGCACATGCATGACATGAGCAAAAGCCCGCCAGTTCTGGCAGATCTGAGCAAAGACGATCCTCAATCGATCATGCGATTTCATGCAGCATAGTCATGCACTGTCAAAGAAGTAAAAATCCGTATCTGAATGGCCACTTGAAAAACGGATCATACGGGTTTACAAAGATGAATGTTCGCTGTGAACGGGAAGCGGAAGTTAACTTTCAGATAACATAATCCATATGCACGAGAACCTCTAAAATAGAATGGGACACCTAAGCGGGGTACTTACAACGATTCTTTCCATATTCACAGTTAACACTCTGTTTGGCGTATTTTTATTCAAATAGCAAACACCAATAAAAGGAGTTTCCATGAACAATATTCCCCCTATACCACAGTTAGGAATTTATGTCTCAAAAATCGATCCCACCCTACGTATCACTGTAACCGATGTTGATATTGTTGATGGTGAGGATGATTCTCCTGATGATGAATTGTTTTATTTAGTCCACTGGATCGAGGGGGAAGATGAAAGTGATATGACAGCAATGGGATTTGAGCTAGACCCAGTAGAGTGGCAGGCTTTCGTTGAATCTGAGCAATTAGTGTTTGAGCGTGATCCGTACATGGATTCAATCCCCGAAAATTCAAACTTGGCAAAGATTCGGGATTTTCTCATGAAGACTAAACAGAATGATCATTCGTAAGTGTAAGCATCCATCAGGAAAATGGTTTTGTAAGTGAATCATCAACTTTTAGAGAGTCTCAGACACTCCCACTTCTGCTTCTGACACAAAGCGGACGATCACTTATCAAAATAACCGCCCACCTTACGCCTTATTTCACTCATTGCCCAAACTAGCCCCCATCAGAATGAATCCTCCTGGGGGCAACATCTTAATGCAGCCAGCTGTCGTCCTCCCACACCTTCTGCATAATTTTCATCACTTGTTTTCTTTCTTCATCCAGTTGCAGTCCGGTTAGTTCCACACCGTTAGAGCTACCTTTGCGAATGCGAATTACCGTTTTGGGATACAGGGGGCGCAGATTGCGGTAAAGCTCGGATTCAAGGGCGTCCAGGGTAGACTGGCTAATCTTCTGCTCTTTATCGATCATTATTTCAATGCGCATAAAAGTCACCTCAGCTGATGACATCCATTGAGCGGTTGTATTCGTGGCTTCTGATTTTTGCCATGAGTTCATCAGTCAATTCAGAAACCCACTGCAGAGCCAGCCCCTTCTCTTCATCACTACACTCACTAGCCGCTACAAGCTTAAGAAAAAAATCAATGCGCTGGAGCTTCAAAGACTCCAAAAAATAGTCCTGCATCTTTCCTCCTATGACACCAAAACAATACTGTACACATAACCACTGTTTATATTTACAGTATATAATAATCTTACTGATGTAAAACGTTTTTTTACGTTCATCGGCCTGATATGCCTGGTATTATTAAGAGCACGAATTGTTAACCCGCGTAATTAATATAGGTTCCGCCACTTATCATCTTCCTTCAGACGCTGGTTCCGATAGAAGATACGCAGGCCTGCTCCTGACGGAATACTGCCGCCGCGAAGGAGCAAATCGACTTCTTTCTCGCTGCCATCAAATCCCCTGGACTTCAGTTCATAGACGAGCTGCTGTCGCTGATGGTCTGTAATTCGCTGTTTGTAGTCTTTACGCCGTTTCGGTTTCACCTGGCGTAACCTTGCAGCCAGTTCCCGGCGCTCTTTTTTGCTCATACTGTGCAGGTAATCATGCAACTCCTTGTCATTCATACGGGTAATATCCGTTCTGGAGTCCCCATCAGCTGATTTGTCTTTCCCTTGTTGGTTCAAATTTTCAGCAAGGGGACAGTTATTGCCACGAGTCCAAGGGGCGCAAGCGCCCTGGTCGGCTACCGCCTCCTGAACGTCAACGGCCTTACGAACCATTTTCCACTTCACTGCATGAGTGCAGATCTTGCCCTCTGCAATGGGTGACCAGATGCCATAAATACGAATGCCGTGATCGCCATAGGCGGTCGGCTCTTCGTTGATTTCATAAGCGGTTCTGATAAGGTGATATTTACGGGGAACCAGTACGCCGCCCTGCTTCATGATGTAGGTGGCAAAACAACCAGCATCAGCAGCAGCCAGGATGGCATCAAGGCGCGGGTCATCCAGTATCGGCGCACCTGCTTTTTTGTCACCCTGTTGCCTTGCCGCCTGACCAGCCAGCAAGCGAAGTTCACGGTAAGCCTGACGTCCCGGAATACCAAAGAAGCGGAACTGCTGAACACGATGCAGAGACGCCCAGGCATTAACGTATTCGGCGTTATCACGCAGGGATTTACCCGTTTCCTTGCTGATCTCGCCAGCCAGACCACGCCCGTCAATGTTCTTACTGATGTATTTCGCGATGTAGCTTGTCGGTGTTCCTTTGCGCGGGTTAATCAGCTCAGACTTAAAGCGTGGCCCCGTGTTGTTGCCCAGCTCCTCGCGGTCTACACGGATGGCAAACTTACGCAGTAATGCAGTGATGGCGCGGCGGTCTTTTTTACGCATGAAGCACATGAGATGCCAGTGCACAGTACCGTCATGGTGCGGCTCAGCCACCCGCACGCCATACCAGCGCAACCCGGTTTTGTGCATTGCCTTACGAAATGCAGCAAACATGCCGACCATATAATCGCTGCTTTGTCTTACCGTCGCATTTGTCCAGGTCGGGTTGGGTCTGCCGTTGTTGAGCGTGGAATGGAAACGTGACGGACAGGTGATAGTGTAGAAAACGGCGCAGTCACCGCGCATTTCCGCGATAAGCTCCAGACCTTTAACACAGGCCATCATCTCATTGCGGCGATGCGCAGGGTTGCTGCTGCTGGCGTTTACCACATCCTCCATGTCCAGCGTGTCGCCGTCTTCGTTCACCAGTTCATGAGAACGGAAAAACTCCAGCGACTTACGGCGCTGCTCACGTTTATGCATCACGGCTTCATAGCTGACATAGGGAGATGCTTTTTTGCTGACCAGGCAGACAGCACGCAACTGCTCTTCCCGCCATTCGCAACGCATCTTCCATAATTTCCGATACCACCAGTCGGCGCACAACATACGCGCCAGCGAACCCGGAATGAGTTCATAGGGCACGGGTTTACGGCGGTTTCTTTTCCGACGGAGTTGCTCAAACGCAGGTGGGATGACATCCAGACGCAGGGTTTCCGCCGCCACCTTTTCCCATGTCTTGCGGATTTCTTCTGGCTTAACGTCATCGGTGGCATACAAATCGCCACAAGCTGCATCAAGGCACATGCTCATATGCGCAGCTACCAGGGTGGACAGGCGTTTCACCTGATCCTGACTCATTTCAGGCAGAATCAGCAGGCCCTCCAGCCCTTGATGGCTTGCCATAAAACGGAAAGAAGCAGACAGCTGACTGTCACGTACACAATCCAGTCGCTCCAGACATGGCTTAATCGTCTCACGCAAATAGCGGGAATAAGCCTTTGGCCTGCCCAGGCTGCTGAAGTATTCGATACGTTGCATCAGCGGCTTGCTAATATGGGTGGGCTGGGCGCTGACGTCCGCCAGAATGACCATGTCCGGGTTAAAACGCTGCTGTTCATGCGCTAGCTTTGCCCGGCTAATGAGCTTATCCTGCTCCATTTCGCGCTGGACAGGATCACGAGATTCATTAAAGAAATAACGCTCCCAGACCTGCTCACTCAGTGCATCGCGGCGCAGCTGTTCCTGCTCATTATCGGCAGCGTACAGAGTGATCAGGTTTAAAAGTGCAGACTCCGGAGCAACTTCCGCCGGGTCCAGATAAGGGTTAATGGCCTTTTTCGGGCCGTTCCATGAAAATGCTGCAGCGGCCTCGTTAAAGCCGCTAGAGTTGCTCATATCGTCATGACTCATACACGCACCTCGTACACAGCAGAACTATCTACGCCACACGAAGGATCAAATCCCACCCAGCAGCGCGCCCCGGAAACAGCAATGATTTCTGTTGCAGATTTACTCTCGCCAGCCGACACGCCGATGCTGCGTTTTGCCTTGATGTAGTGGTGAGTGAAATTTCGATACAGCGAACGGATCAGGGATGTGTCACTGTTAGAAACAATGACTGGATGACCTTCTGATGATCGATATTCAAGAACAGATGCCAGGTGATACTGGTCATCTTCAGTGAAGCCGTCAGTGTGATAGCCGGAAAACGTACCGTCATAAGGCGGATCGCAATACACCACATCCCCCACCTGCAGCATCGCCAGCGTTTCATCAAAGCTGGCGCAGATAAACGTTGCTCGCTGGGCTTTCTCTGCAAATGCGCGAATTTCTTTTTCAGGGAAATACGGATTTTTATAATTACCGTATGGAATGTTGAAATGCCCGCTCTTGTTATAACGACATAACCCACGGTAACCATGACGATTGAGATACAGGAAATATACCGCTTTCATGAAATCAGTAATTTCAGTGGAGTAATTAAACTCCTGCCTTATGTTGTAATAAGCCACCTCCCTGTTTGCTTCCTCAAATAAAGCTCTGGCACGAGATATAAACGCCTCGCAATCAGCAGCAACCTTTTTATAGAGGTTGATTAAATCAGGATTAATATCCGCAACAAGATAGCTGGGGTAATCCGTCTCCATCATCACAGCACAGGAACCCGCGAAAGGTTCAACCAGTCGCGGGCCAGCAGGAAGATGTTTTTTCAGTTCGGACATAATGGCAGTTTTATTACCCGCCCATTTCAGGATGGTGCTCATACAGCACCTCCTGCAATAACATATCCTAAAGCTTCTAATGGGGTTAATGGGCGAATTGATAGCATCACCCATTGTTCTGAAACTGCCATGACGTCATTAACCGGAAGCACATGAGAGATAACAGCGGCCCATTCCCTACCCGTAAATACGCCATGCTTCCATTCGCAAAGAGAAAGAACATCACCAACTTTATAGCCACGATCGTCTTTACGAAGTTCAGCCGTCTTTTGACCTGCAACCACAGCGTTGAAATACTTAGGTGCAATTTTTAATTGATGGATACGCACTGCCCTTGTCATACAGCACCTCCGTTGTAATGTTTGCCTTTCAGCTCTGCGATTTCCTGGCAGGTAATGCAAAGCTGCACTCCCGGAATGGCACGGCGGCGTGCTGGCGGAATTGGCGCTTCACACTCAATGCAAAGCACGCGAGACACGCCCGGTGTTTTGGCACGGGCAGCACGGATATGGCGCTGGCGTTCTTCTTCAACGCGCTGCTGTACGAGATCCATTGCATCAGCCATTAGTGGATCTCCTGCGCTTCGTTCTGGATTGCTTCAGCAGTCACACGCAGCAGTTCTGCCGCTTCCACGTGGTTTAGCTGACGGGATGAGATATGACACGCCAGGCTATCAAGGCGAGCTGCCATTGCTTCAGCCCTTGCCCGGCGTTCTTCCAGACGAGCCTCTGTCAGTAAAATATTAAGCCCTGCATCATCCGGTCCGGTTTTAGTCGTGAGGATTTCAATATTACGCATAATCAATTCTCCTGAATTTAGATAAAGGGATGCCCGGCGGGTTTACGCCATTAATTTCATTAGTTGGTTAATTCGGCATGGTTAGCCGTCTGGGAAATAAGCTCACCACTGCACGAAAATGATTCATTGCTTTAATCAACTCCCGCTTTTCGTCAGTGGTCAGCTCATTGATGCTGATGCTATGACGTTCAGCCGGAATTTTTGCCATAAAGAATATGGCTGCCAGTGCTCGTTTATTTTGTTCGTTATTGATATCCCGTGGATCACGCATATCTTTAATAAACCGCTCAAGCTCTGACTCAATATTCAGGCCAAAAACTTTCGCCCTTAATTCCGCTATGTGATTAAGTCCATTCAGGCGTTCACCGGGGCTTAATGGAACAGTAGCCGCAGCGCCTTCAATAGCCATTTGTTCCCCCGTTTTTTCGTAGATAGTTCTGCCAGCAATTCATCTTGTGAACGGCACGGATGCCAGCGTTTACCATCCTCACCCATGATCCAGCCGTGACCGTAGTGCATTGCCGGGCTTTGTTTTACCAGCAGCGATGCAAATGATGGTTCTTTCGTCAGCATAAGCACCTCACAGCAAACCGAATGAAGCACCGAGGCCAGTCACGGTATCAACTGCACTCGCCATCGCAGGATTAGCCTGTAAACGGGCCTGCAATGAAACAGCAGCCAGCGCCATCAGTCGTGTTACAGAGTTAATGCTGCTGATAGCATCACGACGACCGGCACTAGTTTTTACATCACCAGATACCGCACCTGCTGCAACACGTCCAATCTCTGCAGTTGCGCTCATGACGTAATGCGGCAGTTTCTCTTTTGCAACCTCATTAATCGGTACACATGGCAGGCAGTGAATCTGTGCCAGAAAACCATCTACCAGCGTTGAATCTTCTGTCAGATCGGTAAGCAGCCAGATTTCTGGTGCGGTTAATAAATGAGGTTGAGATGGGTTCAGCTTGTTCCGCAGAATCTGCACATTCATGCCAGCACGTTCTGCCAGTTGCACCAGATTGTGGCGCAGTGCGAATGCACGACAGGCTTCATCAAAATGTGGATGTTTGGAAACTTGGTAATCAAACATGGTTTTCAACTCCGAACTTATCGCAAAATCGAACTCAGCGTCTTATTGCGAAAATAGACATCTATTAAGCAGACAAAGCATCAACAGTCAGAGCAGCCAGGTTAATCATTACCTTTTCACGTTTTTTGTCTTTACGAAGACGATGACGAGGTAGTCGGCCATCAGCCAACATGTCGTTAATCGTATCAATAGAAAGGCCAGTCAGTTCGCTATAACGTTCGATTGTGACATGTGGTGTATTCAGAGTAATTGAAATGTTAGGTGTCATAAGGCAACATTCCTTCTAGATATGGCTTGTGGCGAGCCGTTGTTTGTCGTGATTAGTAGTGAAGGCTCCAAAAGAACACTTCTGGCTCAACTTTAAGATCGCTTTTGGAATCTGTCAACGAATTTTGGATTTCTTTGGAGGACTTGTGGATTTCAATAGCGGCGGTAAGAAAGCCATAGAACGTTTAGTTGAAGCATATGGGTTCGGTACCCGTCAGGCTCTCTGTGATCATTTAGGTGTTTCTAAGAGCACCATGGCAACGCGCTATATGCGTGATATTTTTCCAGCAGATTGGGTAATCCAGTGCGCCCTTGAAACGGGCACCTCGCTTAATTGGCTAACAACAGGGCATGGTTCAAAGCAAGCATCAGCAAATACAAATACTATAGAAGTAGAAAAATATTTATTGTCTGATGGAGCATTGCAGAAAGACGGTTTTTATATTTTTGATAAGGGATTTCTACCCTCTACGTTTAAAAAACCTTTTGTCATCACAGATAACAATTCTGAATTTATTTGTGATAAAGAATTTGATGATATACGTGATGGTAAATGGGTAATAAGTATTGATGGCGAAATAACGATCCGTGACATTACTCGTTTACCCGGTGGAAGAATCTTCGTCGAGGGTGGAAACAGAGCCTTCGAATGCAAGATAGAAGACATTGAAATAATTGGTAAAATTATAAGTTTAACAGTCAAGTATGTTAAATAGTACCGGGAGGAAACTATGCTTGGTAAGGTATTTTTTGTGGTTTTGTCATGTTCTTTGTTATTAAACCCACTAACTACCTATGCTAGAAATTATCCCTGCTCAGGGAAAAAGGGAGGTGTTTCTCACTGTACCTCAGATGGCAAATTCGTTTGCAATGATGGAACTATTAGTAAATCCAAAAAAATCTGTACTAAAAACTCACGATAACTTTTGCTTTTATATCTGCGTCTAAAATAAAAATGAGCCGCAGGTTAACCGCAAAAGTTACATGCTCACATAGCAAAAAGAATAGCCAACTTCATTATGGCTTCAGTGAGATGTATGGTCGTAGGATTTCATACATTGACACTGGTTATATATACAGTAAAAATGCTCTCTACTGGAGGGCATTTTTTATGGCAGTACGAAAACTCACCACAGGGAAATGGCTTTGCGAATGTTACCCCGCCGGACGAAGTGGGCGTCGTGTGCGTAAACAATTCGCCACCAAAGGCGAAGCTCTGGCTTTTGAGCGTCACACGATGGAAGAAACCGAATCAAAGCCCTGGCTGGGCGAATCAGTGGATCGTCGAACCCTGAAAGACGTGGTTGAGCTATGGTTCAAACTACATGGTAAATCACTGACAGCTGGGCAGCATGTCTATGACAAATTGCTGCTGATGGTTGACGCTCTGGGCAATCCCCTTGCAACTGATCTAACCTCTAAAATGTTTGCCCACTATCGAGATAAACGCCTGACAGGTGAGATCTACTTCAGCGAGAAATGGAAGAAAGGAGCAAGCCCGGTCACCATCAACCTGGAGCAAAGCTATCTAAGTAGTGTTTTTAGCGAACTATCCCGCCTGGGCGAATGGTCGTATCCGAACCCACTGGAGAACATGCGAAAATTCACCATCGCAGAAAAAGAGATGGCATGGCTTACCCATGAGCAGATTGTTGAATTACTGGCTGATTGCAAACGTCAGGACCCAATTCTGGCACTGGTAGTTAAGATATGCTTAAGCACAGGCGCACGCTGGCGAGAAGCCGTAAATCTTACTCGTTCACAGGTGACCAAATACCGAATTACCTTTGTAAGAACGAAGGGGAAGAAAAACAGAAGCATCCCTATCAGTAAAGAGCTTTACGAAGAGATCATGGCGCTTGATGGGTTCAATTTCTTCACAGACTGCTATTTTCAATTTTTATCCGTGATGGAAAAAACGTCTATCGTGCTCCCTCGCGGTCAACTCACACACGTTCTGCGCCATACGTTTGCGGCGCACTTCATGATGTCGGGTGGAAACATTCTGGCCTTACAAAAAATTCTCGGACACCACGATATAAAAATGACTATGCGTTACGCACATCTGGCACCGGATCATCTGGAAACGGCGCTCCGTTTCAATCCTCTGGCAACGCTGCCAAGTGGCGACAAAGTGGCGGCAGCGGTTGGCATTACCCCGTAA